CTTCGTTTTCTATCGAAGTCTCAACTTTACTAGGATCATAAGTGTTAGTCCTTAGATCTATGTCAAAGCCTTCTGGCTTTATAAGATAGTTGCTTTGGTGTGTAGTATATTTTTCTAAGGCGGTTATTAATTTAGAGTATTGAGTCGAAGCCTGCCGACCTTGAGGTATTGTAGCAATAGGCGTGGGGACTGCGAACTTCTCTATTCCAATGGCGTTAATTTTATTAAAATTATTTTTACGCCAATAATTACCATAGCATGGTCTTAGGGCACTTATACCCTCATAGTTGGACCCCTCTCTATTTAAAGTAAATAGTAGTAAATATTTTGCTGGTATGGTGACTTGCCTACCCACTTCTCCAAATGCTAACTGATCCACACTTAACAACTCTCCACTATCGTGATCCAAGTTCCATCTTTCTATAGTTTTAGGACTTCTCCATGCAATATTTTTAACACCTGTATAAGAATCAAGAATTTTGTTACCCTCATCGTCAAAAATAGGCTGGTTAACAAAGTTTTTATGAGTGACTTCGAACATGGCAAAGCCAAATTCAACCATGGTCAATGCCTCTGCTAAAAATCTAGGAAACGGAGTCGCCATTGATTCAAATAAGATTTTTTCAATTAATCTTGCATCGTTTTTATATTCAAAATCATCACCAGCTGCATGAACTTCTGCAGACGCACTCTTAATTGGGTTTTTAACGGCACTAAGACACATCATGACTTGCGGATCACTCCTTCTCATTTTGTCAAAAACGTCTGCCCGCTCATTATTTCTTAATGCGTCTAAATATTCTTCTTCAAAATAACCGCCATAATTTTCGGTACCGGAAGAACCAATCGGTGTGGAGTGAAAAGCTGGTAATTCTTTATTTTCTTCGGACTCTAGCTTATCGTCTTCTTTCCTATTTAAAAAATTATCAAAAAATCCCATAGCCTCACCACTCGTTTATAAAGTTATTGTTATTTATGTCATTTGGAATAAAATCATCCGTAAATTCATCCACTCTTTTAAAAGCTAAATAATTAAATGCACCACTTAAAGCGTCTATTATATCATCGTGAACTACTTCGGGAAAGTTCTCACTCTCAAAATAAAATTCTTCTTTATTTCTGCAGCTTTTTAAAATTTTTATATTGCCCGCCTCAGCCTGCGCACTAACAGCTTTAGAACTTGTAATTTTATCGACATTAATTTTTTCGTACACCACATTAAATCCTGCCAACATTCTAGTAAAATTTTCAATCTCATTTTTACCTGCTCCTCCGGGGTCTTGGAACCCTTTTACTATGCAATTAATGCCATCTTGTTTTGCAGTGTTAACTATAAGTTTTTCAACTTTTAAAGCACTATATCTTTCTCTAATTATGTCTAGGATATAATAAATACCGTCTTCGTCTACGCCTAATTTTAAGCCTACGGTATAGTCAGGATCACCTTTATCGCCATCCTTCCATTCTGTGGCCGCCCGATCCCAACATCTAATTGTAGTTAACAGTTTAGGCGATGCATCAACCTCTGTAAAGTAATGTCTTTTAAAAAAGATGCCTGCGGTTTCTTGTACATTCCAGTTTCCGTCTAATAGTTGCATCCGTTCAAATTTACTTAAGGCTTGGAGGTTCGCCAAATAAGTTGGATCCTCCTTCATTAATATTTTATTATCATTTAAGCTGGCCGGTATAAAAGTAAAACTTTTTGGAATACTTGCAGGGTATTGTTTTTTTAAGTCATTGGAACATTCGCTCCAAATGATCTTATCATCGACTCTTATAAAATATCTCTTAATCCCAGATTTTTGTAAATCGGGCTGCCCATTAGGTAATAAATACCACTCAATAAGCTTTTTAACCCATGACTTTGAGCTTGGGTTTGTTGTAGCTCTTATGTAGGGTTTAATTGAGGAAATAGATCTATTTCTAGATAACATATACCAAAATTGTTTTTCTGTGAAATGAGTTAATTCGTCAAAGTAGATGATAGGAATTTGTGATCCTTGCCAATCTAAAACATTCTTTTCGTACTCCAAGTGACCAAACTTTAATTTACAACCAGAAGGAAATTTCCACGTTAAAATACTCTCCTTCGGTTCTGCTCCTAATAGCCCATAAATGTTTTTTGAAGTGTCCCAAAGACCGCCTTCGTTTCTAACTTGGGGACTAGTTCTTCTAAAACAAACGGCTCCTGCGTCTTTGTTATGATAATGCCTTAAGAAGTCTAATAAGAGTGAAAAGGTTTTACCGCCTCCTGCACTTCCACCATAGATACAAATATCGGAATCATTTTTTAAAAATAATTCTTGTGGCCCTTTTTGTGGCCCTAAAGTGACTTCGTTCACTCTAATTCCAACTCCATTTCTTTTTTTGTTATATGCTCATTAAAAGATAAAACATTTTCAAAACTCTCTGTCACCTCAAAAGGTCTATAGTATTTCTCAAAAGTTTTTTCCCCTATAACATAGAATCCCTCTCCGGCAGGTTCCATTATAATTATATAGTCGCCCTTTGATCCGGTTGCAAAAAAACCTTTTCCCTCTTTATAGATCTTAAAATCATCGTCAACTTGATAAGCCCTAATTATAGTGGGATTTTTTTTTATATAATGTTGGTAGGGTTTCTCTTTAACATCGTCATCAAAAATAATTCTCATCTATTCCCTTTGGTTACTAGGTATATTAAGAACTACATTGGCAATCTCTTTATTTTGCTCCTCTATTGGTTTATCACTCCAACCTAGAAAAACTTTACAGGCAAAAATTAAACAACCTCTGTCCCCATTTAAGGCTAATTGGATTAACTTTTGCGCCAGTCTTATTTTCATCGGTCCCATTCTACGTGCTCTATACTCCGTAAAAGTACAGTCGTATTTTTCTTTTATTCTCCTCTCTATGACGTCCTCGGAAACTTCCATTATGTCAGAGCAGACTTGCTTAGGTGGTTTAAATTGCAAAATAGAATCAAACTTTTCCCAATCAAATTTTAATCTTTTTTTCCCCGGTTTTTTTTTCATTATGCGGCTCCTTGCCCTTTTTGTCTTGATTATACCGCTTATTAAGCTTATATGGGTTTTTAACTTTCCGCAATATTGGATAAATTTTTAACATTATCTTATAAATTCAAAAGTCCCTGTGATTCTATTATAAGAGTTTTGACTAGTTCCAAACATAGAATTTTTCCCACGTTTGCCAACTCTTCCATACCTAACACATTTCCATTTTTTATTTTTGTTAAGTGCTATAATAAAAGGCTTTAAAGACGTTGTTATTCTAACCCGTTTATTTTCTGAATACATTTTAGCTATAAAGCTTATAAATTTAATCCCTATGTTAAATCCCTGAAACTCCGGCAAAACTACAATTCTACTTATTGTTAGTAAATTTTTAACCTGTGGGTGTGGCATGTGCCTTATAGAACAGAAACCTACTTTTTTGTCGTTTAGTGTTAGCTCATAGTAATGCCCTCCTGGGCAAGACTCGTTTAAATAATGATACTTCCTATAATATTGCCAAGTGGAGATACTAACTTTTGTGATTTTAAATTGGAGCTTTTCGCTCCTTGTAGCTTTGGGAGGCAAAAAACCTTTTCATCGGTGTTATAGACCCAATCTGGATTTAACCACTCCAAAACGTCATGGTGACAAGTCACTGCGACAAATTTTTTATCTAACTTCCTAAAAAGTTTTTGAACCGAGTTACTAGTAGACTTCGCAACATCTCGATCCACTAAGGAGGTAAATTCATCGTAACATACCAACTCATTTTCTAAGGAGAGCCTGGCAAGATCCGCTCTAGATTTTTCTCCGTTTGATAGGACATGATAGGATTTTAACCAAAATGGCACCGAATTAAATCCGACACTACCCAAGGCAAAAGTTATTTCTTCCATTGATAAATGATTAGAAAAATTATCAATTATCGGGTTTTTATCCCACTCCAAGGTTGTAAAATCTCCAAAAACATTTTTGCATATACTAGTTTTTCCTGATCCGGAGTTTCCAACAATTAAACCTATATTCCATTGTTTTGGCAAAGAATAGTCGCCTTTAAAGTTTTGTATAACCTCTTTGTCCTCAAGGTCATACTGTCCCATTAAGCTTTTAACTCTAAAAGATTGGGTTGGCTTGGTCTTATAGGAGAACTCGAACTTTAAATCCTCTATCATTTAATTCCTCTTGTAGTTTTTTTTGTTTCTCTTCCGTGGAGCAATCCACTTCTAATTTAAAATCAAAAACTGGATTTACTTCTGGACTATCAACTAAGTCGTCATTTATATCAATTTTAAATTCATCCTCTTTAAAACCCCAATCCTCTAAATCAACAAAATCAAATTCGTTTTTTAAAATTTCAAAATCCCACTCTCCTGCCACGTTTTTATTCATTCTAATTATAACTGCCTCTTCCTGCTTGGGTGTTAGTTGTCTATCCGGGACATAACAATCAACTTCCTCAATGTTTTCTTTTAGAAGTTGTTGAACACGGGCATGTCCACTTAAAATGGTGTTATCTAGATTTATATTGATCGGCTGGGCAAAACCAATTTCATCAAAACTCCTTTTTAGTTGGTCTAATCCTATTTCTGAAATAATTCTAGGGTTTTTCTCATAAGGTTTTAAATCTTTAACTTTTCGTTTTTCTAAATGCCATTTTATTCTTTTTTCCATTATTAAATCCTTTACTAAAGATTAAAAAACTAATAGCCCGAAAATTCTAATAAAGCCAGATCAATACTTTTTTTAATTTTTTTTTAAAGTTTCCCATCCGTGGACAATCAACTTAATTTTAGCTCAATTTTTTGCGCTAAACGTCTAAAAACACATGAGCTCTTATAAATAAAAATTATTTATTTTGTGTCCAAACTTGGGATTTTTAGATGCTTAAAATCTTGGCAATTTGCATTATATATATATGCATTATATAATGTATATATAGACAAAACAAAAGGGAGAAACAATGAAAAAACAAAAAAAGAATCCACAAAGAGAAATTAGAAAAGATCTTTATATGTTAGCCGATGGAATCTCGGCAGGTGAAGAAGTAACTAAAGACTTGGGTGATAAAAAAATAAAAGAACAATATCAAAAACTAATGAGTGAATATTTAAAACTAAGCAAAATGATCGATGAAAAATATTTATGGGATTAAGGGAGAAATAATGAAAAAAGTATTTGTGATTAAAACTTCAGATGACGGCAATATTTCTGTAGCTACAAATAAAAAAGAAGTGGTCAACATTGTAAAAAAGTATGTTCAAAAAATTGGGAAAAATTTAAAAGCTATAAAGTTAGTCGAAGGAGAGAGTGGAGAGTTAGTACCGAGCGTGTTCGCCACGGAGGGTTGGAAAACTGTAGAAATTAACGACAAAGCTTATTGGAATAAAGTTTATACAAATATTTGTAAACAATTACGAGATGGGTATTTTGCTTATTTTGAATTTTTATACATGAGGGACAATGATCTTAATGCATGGGATTCAATAAACATTGAAATACAAGATTTTGAAACCAACAAACTAAACGGAGAAAAAAGAAATGGGTAAATTTAAAGATATTGCAATTGAATTAGAAGAGACTAAAAAACTAAAAACGCATTTAGATGAGTTAGAAAATTATGGGATGGCTCATGAAATTAAATTTTTAGAAAAAGAAAATCAGGTAACTATTAATAGAGTAGAAGAGGAAAAAATAAGATCTATACTTAAGCATTTAAAACGGTTTAATGAAATTAATATTGAAGATCATAAACTAATAGAAAAAGCTTTAAGTTTGTTTTTAGGGGAATATTAACTTTAAAAGCTCTTAATAAAAAGGAGGATGATAACAAAGGCAACGATTAAGCAAAAAAAGAGTTTATTACAATTTACATTAAACAATCATTCATGTAATGGTAAAAGGAGAAAATTATGGCGATGCAATTAAAAACATTAAAAAAACAATGGCCAAAAGCCAAAGTTAAAAAAGAATTTAAAAACAACAATCACCGCTATCCAGAGGCGCTAAAAAAAGATGTTTTAGATGCTATAGAAGGATCCACTCAGGCTGATGTTAGTGATGCGACCGGAATCAATAGAGGTTTAATCTCTACTTGGAATTTAAAAAACAAAAAGAAGAAAACCAAGAAAAAAACCTCTAAAAAGAAAAAAACTTTTAAAAAGAAAAAGGTTACAATTGAAAAACAAACTGCGGAAGAAGAGACTTATATCGATACACTAGAAAATGATAGAATTGAGTTATACGATCTTAAACATGAAATGCGATTAGTTAGTGAACGATTAGATGAGGTTAGTCTAGTTCAATATTTAGAAGAAATTTCAGAGCGCATGATTTTTGACGGTCAAAGAGATTTAGGTTATGCGATAAGCGTAGTGGGTGAGATGATTAGACTACTTAAGATATATTTGAAAAACCCAAACAAAAAAGCCTTTGAAGAGTTGAGAAAAAAGTTAATTTAGGGAGAAAAAATGACGGCAAAGAAAAAAATAGTAGACTTAAAAAAAGAAAAACCATTGGTTAAACGTGGTCGTCCACCCGTTTGGGGCCCGGAAAAAAAGTTTAACAAAACTATTAGACTATCGGAGAGTCAAGAAATTGCCGTATATCAAAATTTTCCAACGCTACAGGCTTTTTTTGAAGATGCTTATCAAAGATTTTCAGATCGACTTAAAAGAAAAAAGACAGCTTAAAATTATGGGGGTGTT